AGGCATTCGCACGGGACAAATGATTGCAGAACGGGGCAAGGAATGAGCACCACAGAGACCAAGCCCTACACAGTAGAACAATTACTCAATGAAATTTATGAGGACAATTATTCGCACTTAGAGTTCGAGTGGAATATGGGCGGTGAGCCTTGCGAGTGCAAAGTTTGCCAGATAATGCAGACCATAATTAAGTACAGGGATGAACGATGATTATTTGCGGAGATTGTTTACGACCTATCAACGAATGCCACCACAGACAGGAGACAAGAAAATGAGCCAAGACTCAATTAGTTGGAGCGAACTAGCAGAGTTGACACACGAAACACAGGTGAGTAAGTTTAACTGGTGTATGTGTGAAGACAATGAAGGACAAGAGAACCCTTACAGCGATTGCCCAAAGACAGGAGAAAACGAATGACAACAGAGCAACAAATTAAAAGCGCAATAGATAGTTTGAATGAAGCAATGCAAGCACTCAGAGAGTTAGGCTTGATGACAGAGGAGGACGAAGATGAATGAGTGTAAGTTCTGTGAAGGTGTGGCAGATTTTATTTGGCTAGATGACAACGGCAAATGGTATGTCTGTGGCGAGTGTATTAAAGACGGAGAGACAGACGCGGAACCAATGGAGGAAGACGATGAGTGAACCACAACTAAACGACCCAGTATTTTATGATGACTCAGAGTGGGTTATGTGTAGCCAATGTGACAATGAGTTTGACCGCAACACTTACAATTCCAAGACGTGTGAGTCTTGCGAGAACGGGGAAACAAATGAGTAAACGAATTATTATTGCAGAAGTAGATGAACAATGGTTTGAGATACTAGGACAAATTACACGACACCAAGACGGGTTCGTTTGGATTGAGGTCAAAGATGAATAAAGAATTTCAAATTACATATGAAGTTAAGGGAATTCAAGTTGTCAAGGTAACGCTACCAGAGGGCACCGAAGTCCCCGCAAATTGGAAATCTCTGAGCATTCAAGAACAGGACGAATGGTTGTACGAACACGAGATTAAAACCGAAAAATATTATGAAGATATTCACTACTCTTTGCCTGCCTCTATCTTGGAGATACGCCACTTAAAAGCGGTGATTTAATGACGTTGCCTGATAGAAGATGGCACGAAGAAGGCAACTGTAATCAACACCCAGACCCCGACCTATGGCACTACAACAATTCCAACGACTCAGATGTGCAGAAGTTGGAAGTATTGCGAAGTGTACAGGCAATAGAGTTATGCCACATATGTCCAGTCAGGGCTAAGTGTTTAGAGCAGGGGCTTGAGCGTGAAAACCTAGAGTTTACGGGCGGTCACGGCTCAATCTGGGGTGGTTTACTAACTGTTGAGCGGTACTTACTGACAACAAAGAAGCCACAGGAAAATATGGTTCGAGCGGAGAGAAGACACAGAAGGAATGTTCGACTGAGAATTGCTAGAATAGATAAATGACAAAACGATTTATTATTCTATCGGTTTTAACTTCTGTGTTTTTAGTTGCACAGATAAACCACACAGTAAAGATAAGAGATGACAAGCCACCAGTCATAAGAACCAAGGCAACAATGGAAGAGAAGAAAGCCAACAAGATAATGGCTATGCGCTATGCCCAAGTTGGCTGGGGTTGGGATAAAAAAGAACGGGATTGTGTCTGGAAAATCTTTATGAAGGAAAGTAAATTCGACCATCTGGCAAAGAACCAGCAAGGCTCATCAGCCTACGGAATTGCACAGATGTTAGGCGAGAAAAGTAAAGACCCAGCAGTTCAGATACTCAGAGCCTATCGCTATATCGAGTATCGTTATGGCACACCCTGTAAGGCTTGGTTGCACCACAACAAGGGTTGGTACTAAGTGCTTGACTTAACTGGCAAACCTATACTAACCTGTATTTGTGGGTGCAAGATGTTTGTGGTCACAGTAATGTGGGACGCAGAGACAAGAGAAGTAAGTTGGTACGATTTAAGACAGGAATGCAAGGAGTGTGGAGCAATTAGCACCGCACCAACACCAATGGATTGGAGAGATGATGCCTAACTATGAGTACAGATGTCGTAAGTGCCACTCACTTACAATTATAAATCGCAAAGTTGAAGAGCGAGATGATGAAGTCGCTTGCATTTGTGGGCAAGTGTCTAGTAGAATTTACAATACACCAGCGGTTCAGTTCAAAGGAACTGGATTTTATTCAACAGGAGGATAGTATGTGTACAGTATGTGAGAATGGTGGTTGCAGTAATTGTGAGCCACGCAATGAAACACTTCAGTTTGCTAGCGGTAAAGAGATTGAAGAGTTCTACGACTCATATGGCGAGTCACTTTGGGTAGACCCAGCAGAGTCAACGCCTGAGTCTTCTTGAGGGGCATCGTCGTAATCGCGGAATGGTTTGAACCCACCAATCTTGTTGATGAGTTTACGAATGGCACGCTTGTGACGCATACGAACTGCATCCTCTGTGCCCATATCTAATTCTTTTGCAATGTCACCGAAGTCCATTGACTCTGCATAGCGTAGGAATAATACTTTCCTGTCATCCTTTGGCAGTTTCCAAAACGCATAGTCAACTTCAATCATCATTGCCATAAGATTGCCACCCTCGTTAGGTGCAGAAGGGCGACCAGTTCTACCAAGATTTAGTTTATGGGTTACGCCCCACTCTCCACGCAATACAGGAGGCAACAAAGCCTCAACCATATCTGCTTCATAAAAGAATAAATCACTAGTTTCATACCCACCAGACTTTGCTTTCCAATGGTTGCAATAATCTAAGGCTTGATTACGTAGGCTACGATAGATAAGGTTCTTTGCATCCTTGTCACCTATCTCTTCCCAAGCATCTAGTTTATTTGGGTGCTCTACAAACCACTGATACAAGGATTGTCTGATGTCTTCAATGTCAATGGTTGGAAACTTACGAGAGTATTCAAAGGCTACAGCATCTACGATGTAATCCCAACGCTTTATTCTTTCCCATTCAATCATTTAATCTTTGTCCCGTCCACTATCTTGAGGAACGTGACTGGCTTCATCATCTTATTCTTGTTAGCAAACTCAGTTGTAACTGGCAACCATTTGTCTTCCCAGACTAAATCATTCATCAGGTCAAGACGAAAAGACCACACACCCTCAGGTGTATAGTTAATGTAGTAAGGTGTTAACTCAAGTTCAGCAGACTTAGTGATGAGGAAGTCATACTTCTTCTTCTCAAGCAACAACGTATCGTAATGTGTGTTGCGTGACTTGAGTTCGATAAACATTTTGTACATATCGGTGATGCAGTCAAACCCATCGAAGAGTTCTGGGGAGTGTATTAAGTCTGGGAAATGTTCTTCTTTGAGCCAGTCGAACAACTCCTGTTCTTTCATTCGTCCCACTTACCCCTTAACACTAGCAACCCAATGATTGCATAGTTAGCCATATCTTTGAAGGAATCTTCTAAGGACTCGTGCTCAGGGCTTGCGCCACTGTCAATCAGATTGTTAATGCGAGCAAGTTTGTCGTGCATACGTACACGCAAGCCGTTGATTGCACCGCCTGGTGCTTGGGAAATATTCTTTGGACCGTAATCTTTATGCTTAGAGATAAGCAGTTCAGATAATTCTTTGCTTATGTTTTCAAGATTTACTTCGAGGTGGAGTTCGCGTGCAACAACGGAATGGCTAACGAAACCATCAACAAAGTTCCCTGAGTCTCCGTCTTTACTACGTTTAAACCCAAGTTTGTTAGATACTGAATAATCTGCCATATCTCTTCACGCTCCGCCTTCGTTGTCATCTGGTTCCTCCGCTAGTAAGTTTTGTAAGTCTCGGTCAAAGTCTTGAAGTGCAGACCTGACAATCATATCTTCGACTAACTCATCTACTAGGTCGTAACCATTCTCACTAGCAAATAGTGTAACATAAGTAGACTGAGTTATCAGTTTAATCTGGTCTGGGTCGTCTGCATTATCGAACAAGAACCGTAGCATTGACCCTAACATAAGTTTGAATCCAGAGGGCAACAGGTAGTACGGGTCAAACTCTTCATCATCTTCCAGCATATGGTCTATCAAGGCAAACGAATCGGGAAAGGTTATGTTGCAGTCATTGCAATGATTATGGGGAGGAGTATCCTCAATGTTCATTTACACCCATCTTTTGATTGAAGTAGTCAACCCCTTCTTGCACGAACATCGAATTAACATCGTGTCCGTCTGGGAGTTGAATGATAGTAACTGGCAGTTCTCTGGCAAGCGAACGGGCGAACTCTGTTCCTGGCTGGTCGCCATCAGCAAAGACAAAGACTCGTTCAAAGTCCGCCAACAATCGTGTGTAGTGCTTCTTCCAACTGTTCGCCCCTGGTACTCCAATACAAGGAATCCCAATGCAAGCAGACAGAGTAAGGGTATCCAACTCCCCTTCACAGACTCCAATAAAATCATTTGCTCGCTCCACATCTAGCACATTGTACATCTTGGTCTCGGCACCAGTCATACCCATATATTTGGGTTCAACTGCAGGGTTAAGGCTTCTAAATCTTAAATCAACTACACCAGTTTTAGTAATGTAAGGGATAGATAACCTACCCTTGAAGGCTTCGTGTCCTGTCTCAGGCTCCGCGACTACGCCTAATGACGCCAGACGTGCTACTTCCAGTGGAATACCTCTGCTTTTTAGGTAATCTTCCGCCTGATAAATGTTTTCCGCGTACCCTGCTGCTGCTTTCCCCAGTAATTCCTTCTGCAAAATGCTTTGCTTCACTAAAGGTTATCCCCTCTTGTATGACAATAATTTGAATGCTGTTTCCTTGGACACCACAGGCGAAACAAATGAAGATGTTCTTATCAAGGTTTGCACTTCCTGATTGGTGTGTGTCTGAATGAAAAGGACACTTGAGATTAACTTGCCCGTGTGTTTGTCTAAGATTCGCACCGTAGTGTCTGAGTATGTCCGCGATTGGCGGAAGGTCGCTGTCAATTCTTATCACCGTATCCTGCATCTCTTAATAGTTTCACTGCATCCTCCAGTCTGAGTAAGCATACCCAATCGGATACACTCTTTTCTCCTTGACCATTTAATCGTAGCACGACTATACCAAGGTCATCGTTTGCTCTATCTTTTAATTGCTGAATGGCGGCACTAGGATTAAATCCTGTTCTTGCCTTTACTTCCCAGTCAATACCCACCGTACCAGTAACATCAGTGCCACTACGTCCAGCACCAGTAGACTCCGCAAAAGGGAATCCATTGTCAACCAAATAGTTAGCCAGTACTTTCTGTGACCTGTACCCACGATGTTTCCTACTCTGTGATGGCATTAGGTAGTGTCTCCATTCGATTAAGATATTCTATTGGAACATACCAAGTCTTCTCGTTATACTTCCATTCATCTTTCTTGCAATCTTTACCATACATCCAACCAACCGCTACATAATCTGGTCCCTTCCAATCAGGGGCTACACGTCTTTCCTTGTTGCATAGACCACCAGTTGTAAGGATATAAATTAAATCATCTTCATCTCGTGTTGTGTATCGAAGACCCTTGATAGGTGGGAATGAGTACCGAACCTCACCAAGTCCAGGAATATCTAACTCAGACTTCCACTTGTTAAAGTGTGGTACAAAATCTTTCTTGCCAACCATCCTTGCAAATGCTAACTCTGAACCTGCACATACAACGTGTTGCCACATCTCCCATAGGTCACCCTCTGAATAGTTAATGTTTCTAGTTGGGTCACCAAAGTATGGCTTCTGTCGTTGATAACCTACTTCGACAGCAGTTGCTTCCTCAGTTGTACTGAGTGCATAGGTCCACACTAAGACGCACTCTTATCCTTACTCAGGATACGTACAGCCCATTCTAATCCAGCGTTGACACCTTCAGTCCACTCATCAGTGATTGGTACCCTGGCTGCTTCAATCTTCTCGATTAACTTAGCAGTCTCTTGCTTGAGTTCAAGTAGAACAAAGGCACGCATCTCCTGAGTTAAGTCGTCTTCTTCTTCTCTAATCATTTTTCTCCTATGAGTTTTCTGGTATATCGTCAACAAACATATATTCAGGATTAAATGCTAGCCACGCTAGCAAATCTCCATTCGCATCTGCTCTTCCGTATCTGTTCTTTACAGGTGCAATAGCCATAGAAGTACCAACAACTCCAAGAGTACAGATAAGAGCAGGAAGTTGCGCGACTTTACCTTGAAGAGCCGACCTAGGCTGGCAAGGATTTCCAGGTACAGCCTCAGAAGTATGATGCAAAATAATAATAGCAGCGTTAGTATCACGAGCAAGGAATTTCAACTCCTTCATAATCGCACGCATAGATGCGAACTCTTCACCACCATCAGTGGCAATGTCCATTAAGTTATCAACAAAGATTGCAGTAGGTGGACAACCCCACAATTCTTCAAAGGCTTGAACTTCCTCGTCTATATCTTGCAGAGTAGGAGAAGATTCAAATGACCAGACAATGTGTGCGCCTCGTGAGAGGGTTGCTTTAGTCCAACCGTAATCGCTATTCATTAGTATCTCAACATCAGTTTGATTCTTACCGCTAATCATTGACGCAAGACGCATAGCCATAGTGTGTGCGTTGGTATCTGCTGAAATGTAGAGGCTTGGCACCTTCATTTTAAGGGCTAAAGCCAGTGCTAGAGTGGACTTTCCCACACCTGGAGTACCTGCAAGCATAGAGACTTCTGCTCTACGAAATATAATTTTGTTTGAATCAAGTGAACGAAAGACTGGAGGTAATGGTTCGCCACCAATATCTGCTCTGCCTACACTTCTTACTAATGTTCTCATTTAATTCTCCTGTCTTAGGTTGGAAGAGGGGTAGATATCTTCCCCTAATAAATACCCCTCTACCAATTCTAGTTTATGTCAATGTCTAACCATTGACTGGTGAGCATTGCCCTTGGTCTTGTGGTTGCTGACATACCCACATCCGATACGGCTTGCCGTTCTTCTTCGAGATTCCCGATAGAAACTTTCGCTCCCCGTGTAGACACGTTGGCGTGGTACCTGATGCTTCCGCTGTCGGGGCGGTTACGAAGGTAGGAGTTGCTGGCTGCGCGGGAGTTGAAGTAGGCGTTGCCAAAGGGGCTGCCACACCTGCACCATTAAGCATTCTTCCTGTTGCTGCAATCTGTGTTGAGTAATCAGAGATTCCCTCTAGTAATACGCTAAGTTCATCTGCAGTGTTTGCACGGACATTTACCATATCTCCACCGTTAGTCTTATAAGAGACCTGTAACTTCCAATCTTCTGCCATTACTTATCCTCCTTAGTAACTGCAAAGCCAAGTGCTTCGCGTGCTTCATCTTGTGTAATGATTTTCATTTCAAGTGCAACCAACACATCTTGTGCTGATAGTGTGCTTACTTTGTGCATTTATTTTTCCTTCGTGAATTGGCAATGTTCTGTGAGTCCACAGAAATTGCACGATTGTAGGTTCGGTAGAAATATACCAGCCTTACGTGCTTTGTCAAAGCCATCAACAAAGTATTCAAGCGTGTCTAAGGTATACCTACTTAGGTCAATCATCTCTCCTGTCCCAGACTCACGAGACATCCAGTAGTTTCCTAGATTGACTTCCACTCCCAGCATCATCTCGACTCCTATTTTGTAGAAGCCCAACTGAAGGTCAGACTGAGGACGTGCACGAGAGGTCTTCAAGTCAACGATAACTAACTTACCGTCGACCTCAAAGATTCTGTCAATGAACATCTTCACTGATACTCCAGAGATAACTGGGTTCAACTCTAACTCGATAGCCTTGGCACCCTGAGGTGTTGTCCAAAGTTTCCAGTTAGGGTTGTTCTTGCGCCATAGGATGTAGTTGTCAGTCCATATGGAACCTTGTTCGTACCACCAAGCAGCATCTTCCTTGTTAGGGTTGAGTTTAGTTGCTCGTCCTGCTACTCGTGCGTTAGCAAAGTCAAGACCTTCGGTCTCTTTCCGCCACGCTTGTTCCCATAATGGGTTAATTGTCATAGTCATACAACTCTGCTGCATAGTGGAATGCTCGTCCACCTGCTGACCAGATAGATGGTTCCTCTGGTACTTGAAGTAATCTACCTAGGTAGTACTGATATCCACAGGTTAGGTAAGTGGTAAATGCTGAGTAGGATATGTGTGCTGGCAGTTCATAACTGTCCAATTTAATCATCGACTTCTCCTGTCTTAAGTTGTTACATAGTCCTCCCTTAGAGGACAGGAGGGTACTCAATAAGGGAGAACTATGTAAATCTATTTAGTTATTATTATATAATTATATATATAATATCGGCGCTCCGCGCCTTATATTAATTAAATTAATAATTAATAATCTAAGTATACACACATCTGACCTGAACGCAAGTATTACGACACGCCAATGACCCTACAGAAATGACAAAAAGACCCCCAAGCCATAGGTAATCCTATGACCTGAGGGTCTAAGTGTCTTAAAACCGCCTTGGAAGGCGTATGAAGGGTATTACTTTGAACCGCGACCGAACTCTGTAGCAGATGGGTCTAGCCATTTAAGGACTGGACCAGCCACACCAGCAAGTGCTGCTGCTGCAAGAGTCTTTGGGTTGGTTTCGCCAGTCATATAGATGGCGACTACGGCAGCCGCCGCAGCGCGGAACCAAGTTAGTGCTAGTTGTTTGAATTGCTCCATTGTATCCTCCTATAGGATTAGGACTTTGCCCCGTGTAATTTACAGCAGGTGCAAACTTCGGTCTTATATGCTTTCTTTGCAGGCATTGGAGTCAAACTGGCAATGACCTGATTGAGAGTCTTAGGTTGATTCAACCACCAGAACCAAGGGCTTGTGTCCTTGGATAGTTCTGGCTTAATAGAAATATGAAGATGCTTGTTGTGCTGGTTGGAACCTGTGTACTTTCGGTTACCTTCTTTAGCACGAGCCTTTGACCAAATCTTTCCCTTGAAAATCAGGTACTCAACTCGTGCATCTTCCTTCAACTTCTCGAAGATGTCAAGGCAATCGATGCCGTGTTTAGGGTCGTGTGTTAAGTCAACTGCAAGACCAGTGTTATGGTCGCTCGTTGGACTCTGCTTGAGATGAGCGTTCGACGGCAGAAGACCATCGCTGGCTTTCATACGCAATGGCGAAATCGCTGTGGCTTGTCGAAGGACAGCAATAGCGGCAGGTGTGGCTTTCTTGGCTACAGGTTTCATTCATTTTTCCCCTTTTGTAACATCATCTGATAGAGAATTTCTACCTTTTCTTCTAATCTAATAACGGAATCTTTTAAACTTGTACCAGAATTGGGCTTAAGTTCGTAGAGGTAATGCTTAACTAACCATCTCACCGAACCAGCGAATGCCGATACGATTGCGATTACAGATACGATTAGTCCAGCCCAATTTGCTGCGGTCATTGATTGCGCTCCTAGGAGTTATACGGTACGGATAGTTATTTGTAGTACGCCACCAAAGCCATCAAAGCGCTTATCTGGTGGGGTTAAACGGGTGAACGTAACTTGTTCGATAACAGCCTGACGAGATTCGCCAGTTGTTAAGTCTTGCCAGGTAATAACATCTCCGTTGCCTTCGATGTCTTCAAGTAAACGAATTTTGTCAAAGGCTCTGCCTTCGTATCCAAGTAGTACGTTGTATCGGTCAGTCTCAATGTCATAGCAATAGACAGGGAACTGCATCACACGTTGACGTGGAGTAGCAATCGTTGCCTTTGCTTGATAACCCTTGAACTGTGGACCCTTACTTGGGTCTGTTCCATCTCTGTACATAATGAACTTGTAAGCCAAATACTCTTGTGCTACAGCAGGAGATGATGTTGTTACCTCAGGTGCACCTACTGTTGCGTCATAGGAGATAACGTCATACTCTGTTCCATCTTCGGCAACTGTATCTAGTGTCATAGAACCGTAGGTAAAATCACCTCGACCTAGTAGTCGCTTAAAGTTCTTCTTCTCAAGTGTATTGTATCGGATGTTACCAGTTTTTAAGTAACCAGTTGGTACTAGATTCGTTGCGTGTTCTATGTATATTGCGCCATCTGTTACCTCAAAAGCCGTAGCAAAAACAAGACGATTAGTGGTTCCAATAAACGAAACCGCAGTTGTGTAGTGCCGTTCAGTTTGATATATTTGTAAGTCATTTGCATATGCAAAACGAAGTGGTTCTAGTTCAGTTCCTAAATCAATACGAGTCAACCCACCATCAAGTACGCCAATTCCTGTTGTTGCCCATACAAATCTATCTCGTGCGGCAAAGTCATAAACTGGTTGGACTGTTTCAACAATCAAAGGTCCATAGTTAATCGAACCATCAACATCAGAAACAACAGAAGCACGGATGCCCTTATTGGTTCCAATCATCATATAGCCTAAGTAGTAATACAATTTTTCAACAAACTCACCAGCAGGTAGTTCTGCTGCAACTACAGCAGATGTCAATGTTGGCATAACACCAGCAGTTGACAGTGTGTATTTCTGAATTGTGGAGTAGATGCCTGAGTGACCAGCGGTATAGATAGCAGCACCAGATGCTGCCACTGATGTGTAATGGTAGTTAGTGTTAGGGTTTGTATAGGTAGGGCTAGGCAAAGCAGTAGCAGATGTAGATAGTTCGTACACCTTATTGTTTATGCACAGGACAATGCGGTCTTTTACAAACTCCATAGTGGCATAAATAATTTCGGTGTCACCGCTTTGGAACATTTGAGTTACATCGCCAGTTGCAGATGGGTTAGATGAACCAGTAGTTGAGTCTCCAGTTAACGGCTTCTTAAACATAGTAAGGCGTTGATTACCACCTACTGTTTTGTTAGTAATCCAATATGCATTAACTCCGTCATCACAGATGGCGTGCACC